TTATGTGCTTTATGCCCCAATCAAGACGTGTCGTTAATCACTGACTTATTCAAATATATGTTAAATGCTGGGCTATCAGAGTTTAGTAGAGTCAGGTCATTGATAGAGGATAAGGCCTCAATCAAAATTAAAAACAAGTTCTCATCTTATTTAATAAATGAGACTGAAAATTGGATGCTGAAGCTAATAGAATGTCGCGACAATGCATCTGGGGTTGACTTGGTAATCATAGAAGGAGAAATAGACAATACTGCTTTAGGAATTAAAGGGTTATGGCCAAGCTTAGTGGATAAGGAAATGCTACAAGAGGATTTCAAAATATTGATCCAAGAAATAAATGGGTTAAATATTCTCAGGGGCAAGGGTTTATACGGGGATCAGCAGATGTCTGCTGAGTACATAGAGATAAGAGACACTGATAGGAAGTATGATGAAGATTTAGCCGTTTTAGGTATAAATAAGATGAATGACGCCACTTTCAAGGACTTGGTCAATCCTAGACTTGGTCAGCTAGGGAGGACATACATTGAACTAGGGACACAGATGTATTACAGTTACTCAATAAACAAAGAAAGAGACATAGAGGAAACACTAACAAAGAAAGGCCTGAATAAAACCATATTGAGCATTAGCTCTTTAAATGGAACTGTAATTGAAAATAATGGAAACCCAAAATCATCAAATTCTATAACTGATGCATTAGACATAATAAAGTCTAAAAAACAGAAAGGTCAAACCTGCACAATATTGAATTTATTACCCGAATCTTGTTCAGCTAGAAACGTGATAAAGTTATCTAAGAAGTTGCAAAGAGGTGGTGTTAGGGGGATCACTTCAGTAACATTTGGAATTAAATTATTGTATAGAGTAATAGAGATGATTGAACAATCTACTGGTGATATGACTGATAGCAATATTATTACAGGCAGTAGGCACAAACTAGAAACAATAAGAAGTAAATGGGAATCTGTGAGCAAATCAATAACTAGTAATGACATCAAAATGAAGACCAACCTCTGGCATGCATCTGAGGACAATCAAAAATGGTCAAATTCGATGGAGAGTACAGCATTGTTATACATGGCTAAGCACAGCCCCGTATATAGAAAAGATGCAAACGCGTTGAGGATTGCTGAATGTGCAATAAGTAAGAATTACAACAGAAAATTGATAATTTCTCACAAAATAGGTGACCCACCTGCAGATGCTAGCCAAGCATGGAAAGATGTATTTAACTGTCAGAAACAGGGAGAATGCTTGACTGTTAACACCGGCTGGCCTCAAGGAATGTTTAACAATTGGTCAACTAATCTTAAAACAGTAGCAAACAACATGGCAAATGAAATAGCAAGGGAGATTATCAGAAAGGATATAAGTGTACAGGGGGTTGAGCATTCTGATGACAGCTGGTATTGTACAAGGATGACAAGAGAAGAGATTAAAACTTATATTAAAATTAGAAAGCTAGTTTGGCTTGCATTTGGGATGAAGCCTTCTACTAAGAAGTGTTCTATTGGAAACCTGCAAGGCGAAGTGATTAGCAATCACATAATAAATGGTGAGCTTGCAAACCCTTATATTAAAGATGTCATTGGGCTATCAAACGCATTCTCATGTAAAGGGCCATGCGATGACTATATTGATGGGCTGAGTAGA